CATTAATATGAAATCCCTACCAATGCTTTATTGCGATATGGATGGAGTACTAGCAGACTTTAAAAAGGCTGCTGAAAAAATTACAGGACTTCCCTTAACACAATGGCAAAATTCCACAAAATCAGAAAAATGGAACCCAATAAGAAATAAAAGAGATTTTTGGGAAACATTACCTTGGACATCCGATGGTAAATCTTTATGGAATTATATCAAAAAACATAAACCACATATCTTATCCGCATACGTAGACCGTGCGGTAGACCCTAACTGTATACCAGGTAAAACAAAATGGGCAAGAAGAAATTTAGGTTTAGGTTCAAACAGACTTGCTCTAGTGAAGAGAAGTAACAAACAAAATTATGCTCAGACAGGATATAAAAGTCCTGCTGTACTTATTGATGATTACAGACCAAATGTAGAACAATTTACAAGACGTGGTGGTATAGGAATACATCATACATCAGCGTCTAATTCAATAAGGGAATTAAAAAAATTAGGATATTAATGGTCAATACTATATACACGATTGCAGGAGTTGTTGCTTGTGTTATATGTGTAGCTGTCCTATTTGGGATTATCATATCTATTTTCTTATAAATATAACATATATTAAGAATTGAGTACTTTAACAATTAATTAAAGGAGAGAATATTATGTCATCTTGGACAAGTGCAGACTCGGCGGCAGGAGCACCATTATGGGCTTGTGCGGCTGCTAGATTAGCATTTACGGACACAAATAGAACAAATTTATTTGAAGACGCAACTGCTGATAACTTTATTACAGGAATCACTTTAGGTTTATTTAACTATGCAGATGGAGAAGTACCAGCAGGTGCTGCTCACGCAGGTTGGAACTTAAAAACAACTGGTTCTGGTGGTAGAGCTACAAGAGTACAGTACGAAACTATAGTAGCATTAACAAACGCTGCTTAATAATCACACTATAAGGGCATCCTTTGTGGTGCCCTTATAAATAATATAGTATGATGTAGGAATTACCTACAGTAGCATTCCTCGTAAGAGGTTAACAGGAGAAACAAATGGCAGATAAAAAGGTTACACAGCTTACCGATTTAGGTAACGCATTAGCAAGTGTAGATTTGTTCCACGTAATAGACGATCCCGCTGGAACACCAATCAATAAAAAAATAGCAGCAGAAGATGTTTTCAACAATATGCCCACGTGGCTAGGTGTTGCTCAAGCATCCCAAAGCTTAACAGCAGATGGTATAGCATCGTTAATTTCTGACGTAACAAGTGCGGTTACAGAAATAAACGCAACAACAGGAACAGGAGCAGTATCTTTACCAGATGGTGCAAATGGTCAAATAAAAACATTTTTAAACACATCAACAGGCGGTACTAACGCAGTAACAATTACACCAGCAAGTTTAAGGGGTGGTTCTACTATCACTTTGGATGCTGAAGGTGAAACAGCTACGTTGTTGTTTAAAAATTCAAATTGGAATGTAATTGCAGGTCACGGATACGTAGTTGCATAATAGATTATAGGAGATAATTATGAATACATTAGGAATTGATACGCTCCAAAAAGAGAGGGCTCAACTACAAGAAGATTTTAATAAGTTGGGGGTACAAGTTAAACAAGTTGAAACTGATTTGGGACAGATGAAAGCAAACTTGAATGCAATTAATGGAGCACTTCAAGAAGTAAACAAGTTAATAGGTTTGGTTGAAATTAAAAAACCTAAAGACTTAACAAAAAAGGAAAAATGATAACAAAATTTAAAAAATTTCAGGAAGATAAAGACTTGGAAGATTTTGAGGAGGATGTCATAGCAGATTATCCTAAAGAGGATGATTCAAAAAAGGAAATAAAAGAGGAGAAAATGAGAACATTTAAACAACATATAACCGAAGATGGTAAGATGGTTGGCACAGCCACATCTAATGCAGTTGAAGATGGTAAATTAGGCGCTCATAATATCCACGATCCAGAAGTGTTAAATAGAGTTAATGCTTTTGTTGGTTCTATAGGTGATATGGAATATATTAAACCACAACAAGCTGTAGATAGTTTGAGAGAAAAACTAAACAGAATTGGTTTTAATGTATCTCCAGTTACAATGGAAGGTACTAGTGGAAAAGTAAGTGCAAAGGTAACACAGTTTGGTGGACGATTTGGGAAAGACACAGACGGTACTGATTTAAATGATGATAATATATCACATAAAAAAGCAGGCGGTCTTAATTTAGAAGTTAGTTATGAAACTTTAAAAAACGGTGCTTCCAAGGTCTACGCTAAATTAGTTTAGTAGACCAAATGTTTGAAGAGATAACCAAAGATAATTGGTTGCTATTCGCTCAAAGGAATTATACTAACCCTACGTTAGAAACTAACGCAGAATTTTTTGAGGATATAAAGCGATTTAAATATCTGAAAAGGTTGTTTCGTAAGTACAGAACAACAGGTGATGTTAAAGTAAGGTTAATTATAAACCATATTGTAGTATTACAAAATGTTTTTGGAGCAGATGTCGCTGTAACCTTATTATTATTTAAGATAGATAAAGAATACTGGTCAGCATTGAAATCAATATTGAACTATCTTAAATTACTTTATTCACACGAATTATTAGAAGTGGATGAAGATGAAAATATTAAACAATTATTAAAGGAACTTTAATGGCAAGTAGAATAATAGATACATTGATTACATACCGAATATTAAAGTTATTAGTTACGCCTTGGGAAAAGCACGAAGCTTTTAAACGAGGTATCATTGATAGAAAAGGTAATGTATTAAGAAAAAATAAAACATTGAGAGATACAAAAGATAAGAAGGCTTATACTTACTTACATAGATTTATTTTTAATATGAAAAGATTATTTGGAAAAGTTGGATTAGGTAGTAAATTTGGTTCTTTTGCTGTTGGTTTAGCAATGACACTTAAAGAAGATAAAAGATTAATGGTGCATAAAGACGCTATAGAAGCAGGTGTTGTTTCTTACTTGAAAGAAACAAATCAATATGATAATTTTTTAGATGAAGTAAAAGAAATACCAGATATAGAAGATAAACCAGTAATGACTTGCTTAGGTTTAGATATGTATGAGAAAGATAATAAATTAATATCGGAGATGGAATATGCCAAAACATTATAAAGATATGATGGACGAACTCATCAATAAAATAGATGAGGATTCTCCAACAAATGCAGTTGGTGATGGAAGTAATGTTGCATTACCTCCTAAACACGAACCAGGTGTAGATAAAAAGAAAAAGAAAAATCCTGTACTAGGTACTTTAAAAAGAAGAGTACAAGAGAGTGATGATAATAACAATGTTGTATTGAAAGGAGTTTATAGTCAATTAACTAAACTTGAAAATAAGATTGATGAAATAAGTGGTGTTGTAAAAGAAGAAATTACAATAGAAACTCCTGTAAAAAAGAAAACGATTAAAGAAAAGGCTAGAGTATGAAAACATTAAAAGAATTTATAGGCACAACAGGTGTTAGAGTAGGTGGATATTCAAATGTTCAACCTATAGCAAGTTTAGGAGATACACCACCTAAAAAAAGACCAGGTGGAAAAAATGTTAGAGGTGTTGGATTACACGCAGGTTATACTGGTGCATTAAATCAACATCCTTTTAAATCTGCTGATCCAAAAGTAGAACCTAAAAAGAAAAAAGAAAACTATATGGATCCTGGAATTTCTGCTGATCCAAAAGTAGAACCTAAAAAGAAAGACAAGAAAGAAAATACTATGGGTGGAATGGTCCACGTAAGAGGAGCACAAGCAACTGCTAGTATGAGTACTAGAAATAGAAAGAAATAATATGGAAATATTAGTAAGTTTAGCAATGAAATTTTGGATGTGGACAGTATTAATTTTAGTAGTAATAACAGGACTAATTATAAATTTATTTGATAAGAAGAAAATTAATGAGATTAATTTTAAGTATAAAGAATATCCGTTAATGAGACCTTTGAGAATACATACTAAAGGAAAAGGTTTTTTCAGAATGATATTAATGTGGTTACTCGGTGGTAGACATTGGGAAATTGCAGAAGATTTTAATTATGAAATAAACGGAGACAAATTTGTCATACCCGCTGGGTTTAAATTTGACGGTGCAAGTATACCAAAGTTCTTGCATACTTTTTTATCACCAGTAGGGGTGCTTTTAATGGGTGGACTTGTACACGATTATGCTTATAAGTATGAGACCCTATTAAAGATAAACAAGAAAGAAACTATGGGAGTAATAACTCAAAAGAAAGCAGACCAAATCTTTAGAGATATTAATATAGAGATAAATGGTTTCTACTTGATGAACCAACTAGCATACTATTCGTTAAGACTAGGTGGGTTTTTGGCTTGGAGAAAACACCGTAAAGTCGGTGCCAAGATAAAATAAAAAAGGAGACAAATATGGGCTTTATAACAGGAAGAGTAAAAGAACTAACATCATTACACGGTGGAGTATTAATAGGATTAGGCGTTGTAGTGTTGTTTTTCAGTCCAGTTGCTAAAATTGCTGCTTGGGCAGCAATTGCTTACGGCGCTTGGGCAGTATTAAAGAAAGACTAAAAGAAAATTATGTTTGGTTATTTTAAAATGATGATTGCTGTTGTAATGATTGCTGGCATTGCTGGCGCTGGAATGTATGTGATGAAATTACAACGAGATAATGCCATATTAAAAATAAATCAAATCAAACTAGAAGAATCAGTCAGCACTCAAAAGGTGCTGATTGACAAACAAAAGGAAGATTTTGTAGAAATCTTAAAGGCAAATAATAAGATGAACCAACTTGTTAATGCCTTGAAAAAAGATTTAGATGATTTAGATAAAAGGTTTAATAAAAAAGGACGTGATTTTGGTAAACTTGCAATAGAAAAAACAAAAGTAATTGAAAGAATTATTAATAGTGCAAGTAATAAAGCACTTCGTTGTGTTGAAATAGCAGGTGGGTCACCACTTACTGCTGACGAGATATCAGCAACAAAAAAATCAGAAATCAATAGGGAGTGTCCAAGTATAGCAAATCCTAACTATGTACCGTATAATAATTAGTGTATTAATTATAGGACTTTTAACAGGATGTTCTATAGGGGAAAAGAAGCTTAGAATATTTAAGTTAGAAGAACCTAGAGCAAATTTAAATTTAGAAGTACCTACTATGCCTCAATTGGAAAAATTGAGGTGGATTATTATTACGTCTGAAAATGCAGATGAAGTCTTCCAAAAAATGGAAGAAGAAGGACTTGATCCTGTTCTATTTGGATTGAGTGATAAAGACTTTCAATTAATTGCTAAGAACTTTGCTCAAATTAGGTCACATTTAAAAGTTACTAACGATTTATTGGAACAATACAAAGAATACTATGAACCAGAAAAAAAGGAGAAACAATAATGAATCTATCAAGTATAAAAAGATTTACTGAAAAAACAATATCAATAGTTGGATCAAAGGTTGTTGGTGTTGGTAAAGGTATAGGAACAAGTGCTAAAAATATTAGTAAAGGTTCTGTAGATAAAGTTAAAAAATTAAATCCATTTAGTAAAAAAGAAAAATAATGGAAATGCACAGGTGGGGAATTGAAAAAATGATAAAGAATTTTTTTAAAGGTATATGGTCAGTTTTAAAAGCCATTTGGTTTTTTATAATTGGCCACCCCGCTGAGCTCACTTATTGGTGGGACGGTGCTGAAATTAAAGTACGTGTGAGAAGATTTAGAGAAGTTAAACCTAATCATATTATATTTACAAATGAAGATACAAAGAAACACGTTGTTGTTAAAGCAGAATATACGATTAAGTATATTATAAGAGAAGAGTAATGGAAAAATGTAAAAATTGTGGTAAGGATGCTCATTGTCCTGAGCCGTTGTGGGATAAAACTGGTGATAAGATTTGTAAAAAATGTGATTGCTCTGCCTGTGAAAAGTTGAGTAAAATTAAATACGAGAAACCGATACAATAATGGAATCAGAAACTATAATAATGTTAACTAAATTGTGGCCGATGTTTGTGGCATTTATATTATTGATTGTAACTTTAGCACAATCACACTATAGAATTAAAGTGTTGGAAGAGAAAGTTAAAGTAGTATTTGAATTAATTAATAAGATTAATGAACGGAAAAAGTAAATGAATAAACTATATACAATTGCGGGCATATGTGCTGTAATAGTTGTATTAAGTATTGTAGTATATCTGTCGTGGAGTTATAGTATATATTTTTAAGTTAATTTTTTATTGAATAGATAGTAACCTTTTCAGTTTTACCTTTAACAAGAACATCATCTAATTTTGCAAACTTAAATCCCTTTGGTCTTAACAATGGAATATAGTCTATACCATCAGCAGTATCTTTATTGACTATAGTAGTTGTATCATAATTCTTACTTAAACCTTCCAATCTACTTGCAAGATTTACAGCGTCACCTATTACAGAATAATCAAATCGTTGTTCACTACCCATATTACCTACAAGACAATCACCAGTATTAAGACCAATGCCAATCTTTAAAGGGGGAACAAACTCACCATTTTTATTCATTTGGTTTAATTTTGTTTCCATTTCTATTGCTGTTTTAACTGCCAACACTCTATGATTTTTACAATCTAAAGGTGCGTTCCAAAATGCCATTATACAATCACCCATATACTTGTCAATAGTTCCACCGTTCTTTAATATAATAGTAGTCATTGCAGTTAGAAACTTATTAACATAACGAGTTAGTTTTTCTGGATTATTTTTCATAGATTCTGATATAGGAGTGAAACCTCTAATGTCTGAAAACATAAACGTTAATTCTTTTCTTTCACCACCTAGTTTTAATAGTGAAGGATCCTTTTGTAGTTTTTTAACCATATCTGGAGATAGATAGTGTTCAAATTGTTTTTTAATTTGTAGTCTTAATTTATTTTCTTTTGAATAGTTATTGTATGTTAACTGACCCCATACTACAGACCCTATTATAAGTGGACTGAACCAATCAGTTAAGTATAAATGATTGACCCATAGATAAGAACTTGTAAGTGAGATATCAAATAAGTAACCTACGTACCAAATTGCAGACCATATTACACCACATCTAGGTATAACTATGAGAAAGAATAGAGCACCTAATATTATAAAAGCAAATTCACCATATGGTAACCAATTAGGTCTACTAATATAATTACCTGACAATAAAGTTTCTGTACTGATTGCCATAATTTCGTGAGTGTTTTTTAATCCATCAGGAGTAGTAACAAATGTAGAACCTTGGAATGTTGTACCTATGAAAACTATTTTACCTTTTACAGATGACCAATCTTTATCAGTGTAATCTATTCTAGGAATATTATGTCTGAAATCAATCCAGATAGTATCTTTTGCTAAAGTTTTTGTATTAAGAACTTTTAATATAACTTCAGGTATAGATTTATCAAGAGGTAATTTTCTTATAGTACCATCTATATCAACTGGCACACTTACATTGCCTACTGCTAATGCTTTACGTGAGATATCAATAAGATTTTTAATATTATTTGTTTCAGTAAGTATAACTGGATATTTTGAAATCATTTTTAAAAATATTTCATCACCACCCAATCTATCTTTATGAGGAAAAACTACTTGAAGAATTACAAGGGCGGCACCGTTACGATATGCGTTAACTACAGCACGACCAAGTAAATCTCTTTTCCAAGGCCATTGTCCTTGTTTGTTTAATGCTTTATCTGATATGTCTAATAGGATTATACTTTTAGATTCATAATTTTTACTAAAGGTTTGGTAGAAATCAAAAGTATTAAGTCTTGCTGACTGTAGTAAAATTGGATTTAATATATAGATACCAATTAGTATAGTCAAAGTCAAATAAACTGCCCACGTTTTCGTAAATAGTTTAAACATATATTCTATTTAGTTGTGATTAAGTATAAATATATACATAAAAAGAGAGAGGCAATGCGTTTATTTACCATCATATTAGCAGTATTACTGCTTATTCCTAGTGCTTATGCAAGTGAACTTAATTTTAAGTTTCATAGTCCATCATTTTCAGGTCAAGGAAAATCTTCACACTATCTAACGATAGAGAATATTGAGAAGACTAGGAAGGATGCTATAAAGGCAGCAGAAAAAGCGGCAGCGGATAAAGTAATAGCGGATGCTAAATCAACAGCAATAGCAAAATTCAAAGCAAATGTTGAAGCAAGATTTTATACAGCACTTGCTAAACAACTTACAGATAACGTTTTTGGTACAGATGGTCTACAACAAGATTCTGGAACATTTACATCACCTATAGGCGGTGAAGTGGTCACTTGGGCAACAACAACTACAGGATCAAATGATACTGTAACTGTAACTGTTACGGAGTCCGATGGAACTGTGACAACATTTACTATGCCGAAGGAAGATAATTCATAATGTTTAGAAATATAGCAATATTATTATTAACATTATTGTTAGTTAGTTGTGCAGGTAAACCAGACTTTGATATTAGAAAACAAATACCAGCAGTTGAAACTTTAATTACAGTACAAGCACCTGTCGGTGAACCTATTATAATTGCTGTCTATGATTTTTTAGATATGACTGGTCAAAAGAAACCAGGTGGAAACTTTGCGTCTATGAGTACGGCAGTAACTCAAGGTGCATATCAAATATTAATAAAAGCATTACAAGACGCAGGTGATGGCAAATGGTTTAGAGTAGTAGAACGAGCAAGTTTACCAAGTTTATTACAAGAAAGAAAATTAATACGTTCTACAAGACAACAAGTTGATGGAGATAAAGCTGAACCATTACCACCACTATTATTTGCAGGTGCATATCTTACAGGTGGAATTGTAGGTTATGATAGTGATGTAAAGTCAGGCGGTTATGGTGCAAGAATTTTAGGTATTCAAGCACATAAACAATGGCGACAAGATGTAGTTACTGTTATTTTAAGATTAGTTAATGTACAAACTGGTG